ATACACAAGCACAGCAACGGTTTCAAGGACAAGCCCCTCACTTCGGTGGGGGGCTTTCCTCATGCCCATCCCTCCCTAGCAACAACATTTGCGACTGAGAAATCCGGCCGGAAACGTTGACGCATGTCGAGAGATGTGGTTCCATGTCGGCATGGTCACGGGGGAACGCACTACCCGATTCCACGGCCCGTCAATCCGGGCCTGGCGGGAGCAACGAGGATTGAGCGTCGCGGAGACGGGACGGCTCCTCGGAGTGAACGGTTCGTGGGTGTCGAACGTCGAAGCGGACCGCCGCCCGCCGTCGCGAGAGAAGGCCTTTGCTCTCGCGACGTTGCTCGGCATCCGCGACATGCGCGCCATCTTGCGCGACTACCCGGACGTGCCGCTGCCTGTTGATCGTCCCGACGATTGGCCGGAGGAGTGGCGGTGAGCTGGGCGCACGTCCTGCTGATCGTCGGCCTGTTTGTCGCCGTCGCGTTGCTCGGCTGTCGGGCAGGTGACCGGTGACCGACACGCTCACCGTCTCCGTCGCTGAAGCCGCCGCGCTCCTTGGGTGCAGCGAAGGACACGCCTACCGGCTCGTCCACAACGGCATCCTGCCTCCCGTCCCGCACCTGCCACGCCTCCGCATCGCACGCACCACATTGCAACGATTCGTTGAGGGGCAGTTGTGACCGGTCGTTCCCGTCCCCCCCACGGGATCGAAGACGTCGAGGGCTGGGACGCCCCTCAGCCCTCGACGTCAACTTCTTCCGGCTGGCGTGCCCACGCCGCCTGCATCGGTGTCCACATCGACACGTTCTTCGATGCGGGCCTGTGGCCGCTCGCCCGGTCGATCTGTTCCCGCTGCCCGGTACGCGACGCGTGCCTCGACGAAGAACTGCGAATCGAAGGCGGCTGCAACGCGTGGGGCCGGCATGGCTTCCGCGGCGGCCTCACCCCGACCGAACGGAACAACGTCAAGCATCTACGGAGGACCGCATGACGGTCGTTGAAGTGCGCCCGATGAACGAGACGGAAGCACGCGCACTCACCGAACGAATCAAGGCGACCGCCGAACACTTGTGGGCGCCGCTACTTGAAGCGCATGAGCGCAAGGCGTGGAAGGCGCTCGGTTACGACTGCTGGCGGGACTACGCACGCGTCGAGTTCGGCATCTCGCAGTCTCGGGCCTACGAGATTCTTGACCAGGGCAAGGTGATCCGCGCCGTCGAGGAGGCTTCGGGGATTTCCGGGATCCCGGAAATCTCGTCGGAGACGGCTCGGGACATCAAGCCGATCCTCCCGGTCGTCACCGAAGACATCAAGGACCGCATCGCTCGCGGTGAAGACCCGGAGAGCGCGGTCAAGAACTCGGTAGGCGCAGCGCGTCACGCAGTGCGAGCACAACGCGGCGACGACCGGAAGCCCGCGCGTTCGCACCTGCATCGCCCGACGAGTGACGACGCGCTCGAACAGCTCCGTCACTCGCTCACCGTTCTCGCGATTGTCCTCCGTCCACTGGACGTTGAGGAAGTCGAACCAGATCCCGATTGGGCGCACGAACTCGACGTGCTGATCGGTCAACTGCGGAAACTCCGCAACTCCCTGAAGCGAGGTTGAACATGGCGCGAGGAAAGATCGTTCCGGGCAACATCCAGTGGCTGAAGGCGGGCGACCTTCAATTCGACGAGCGAGTGAACCGTGCGGTTCGTCCGTCGCACGTGCAGTCCATCGTGGAGAACTTCGACCCCGTGAAGTTCGGCGTGCTCGAAGTCTCCCGCCGCACGAACGGCCGCGGCGTCGGGTACTTCGTCATCGAAGGCCAGCACCGAACCCGTGCGGTGACAGCGCTGTTCGGTGAAGACGAGAAGGTGCCGTGCTTCGTCCACGAAGACATGGGCGAAGCGCAGGAGGCCGACCTCTTCATCGGTGCGAACGCGAAGCTCGGACAGCGCCCGATCGAGAAGTTCCAGAAGGCGGTTCTCGCCGGCCACGAACTCGAGACGGAGATCAACAAAGCTGTCGAGGCTGCGGGCTGCGTCGTTCGCGGTGGGCAGGGCGACGGTCACATCAACGCGGTTAACGCGCTCACCGCCACCTACGTCGGATCGAAGCGTCTCGGTGGACCCAGCTACTCGGTACTCGTGACGACGCTCCGCATCCTCAAGAACGCGTTTGGCCCCGATCACACGTCGTTCCATGGCACGTTCATCCGCGGGCTCGGCATGTTCCTCCGCGTTCACGGTGACGCCATCGACGCCGATGAGTTGGCATCGAAGCTCGCGAAGTCGGGACCCAACGGTCTGCACCGCGCCACCGCCGCGTGGAAGGACGCTCGGAAGAAGTCGAGTTCCGACTCCTGCGCCCAGGCGATCACCGACACCTACAACCGCGGCCGTCGCACGGCCAAGGTCGCAGATTGGCTCGCATGATGACGCGACAGGCGTGCAACATGGCGAGCCGCATTCTCGGCAAGGACGTCGAGCGGTTCAACGACATGAGTGGCGGCGAGGCAGAACACGTCCTCGACGAACTCTGCGACAAGTTCCCCGCCGAAGCGTGGGTGCGGATCGCGCGCGGCGGGACGGTGACGCGGTGAGCCCCATGCGTGACATTGCTGCCTGGTGCGAAGGCGACACCCCGACATCCATCCCGCTGCCCGGCAACACACCCAACGTCTACCTGTCCAAGAAATGCGCCGACACCGAAACCGGGGCCGCATTCCTCGTCGCGCTCGTCTGGGCAGCCAACGACGAATACGCCAAGGCGGCAGCATGAGCGAACGTCTCGCACTTCCCGACTTCCTCGCAGAAGCTGCCAAGACCGCGGACCTGTCAGGGCTCGGCAAGAAGAAGGTCGACTGGTGGTTCCGTGCCGTACACCCGGACCTCCGATCGAAGAACGGGTTTCGGTACCCGTGGCCCGGCCGGTGGGCGGAAGCACCCGGCCCGATCATCAAGCACGACTCGCCATGCCCACAAGCGGAAGGCGACGGCCTGTGTGTCGCCAAGACGTTCTACGGGGCGTCGCAGGGCGGTATCCCGTTTTCGACGTTCCTGCTGGTTGGCGTTGCCAAGCGGGATGTGCTCGCAGAGGACAGCCACAAGATCCGCGTGCACAGGATGTACGTCGCTGATGTGATCTCGCTCGCCACGATCCTCTACGGGGCGAACCTCTCCAGGGCGGACCTCTCCAGGGCGGACCTCTCCAGGGCGAACCTCTCCGGGGCGAACCTCTCCGGGGCGGACCTCTACGGGGCGGACCTCTCCGGGGCGGACCTCTCCAGGGCGGACCTCTCCAGGGCGAACCTCTACGGGGCGAACCTCTACGGGGCGGACCTCTCCAGGGCGAACCTCTACGGGGCGAACCTCTCCAGGGCGGACCTCTCCGGGGCGAACCTCTCCAGGGCGGACCTCTCCAGGGCGAACCTCTCCAGGGCGAACCTCTCCAGGGCGGACCTCTACGGGGCGGACCTCTCCAGGGCGAACCTCTCCGGGGCGGACCTCTCCAGGGCGGACCTCTACGGGGCGAACCTCTACGGGGCGAACCTCTCCAGGGCGAACCTCTCCGGGGCGAACGCGGACCAGTCGACCTTGTGGCCTGCCGGGTTCGATGCGAAGGCCGCGGGGGTGGTGGTCCGATGAGCATCCACAGCTACACCGCCCTACGCCTCGACGACACCAGCCCCGGATTCACCGCCGACTCATGGGAACCCCGCGCTTTGCGCATCGAAGCCGACAAGGACTGTGTCATCACCGTCCACCTGACGAGCTCGCAGCAAGTCCGCGACGCCATGAACGTCCTGCGCGGCATCGAAGACCACTTCATTGCCGCCGAACAAGCCGACGACGTGGCCCCGCTCGGGGAGATCCGACGCGGCCTCACCGACGACGACCGCTACTTCAACCACTACGACGCAACGGAGGTCGCCTGATGGAACCGCTCACGCGTGACCAGTGGGTGCGAGTCATCGCTGTCGCCGAGAAGCACCAGGACGTCGACTTCGCCCGCTACATGGCCCGCCTCGCCCGCGAAGGGTTGCGGCTCCACGACGAACTCGTGCGCCTGAAGGTGTCGGCATGAGCTTCGCCAACGACGTGATGCTGCTCATCCAAGCGGCCAACGACGTCGACAGTTCCGAACTCGAGCCGACCTTGGACCGCAACCTGATCGCGCTCGCCATGCTGCGCGAAGCCCGACAGACCCTCATGTACGCGGAACGCGACAAGGAACAGAAGATCGCCGCGCTCATGTCCGACAAGCGGGTCACCGTCGACGGTGTCGCCACGTTCGAGAAGCGGTTCAAAAAAAACCGCACCCAATGGGACACGGACGATCTGCTGCGCGCCGTGCTCGACAGTCGCATCGTCGATGAAGAAACAGGCGAGATCCGCGAAGAAACGCAGCTCGAGCGTGTCCTGCACGTCTTCAACCTTCCGGCCCCGCGTCTCACCGCACTGAAAGCGCGAGGCATCGACGCCGACCAGTTCTGCCATTCGGAACCGGCCGGGTACGGCATCCAGGTCATCAACTAGCCAGCTAAGGAGCAACCGTGAGTGAAGCAATGGACTTTCTGATGGGGTCGGGCGGTGCGAGCGCATCGTTCGCCGGCACGCCGCCCATCACCCACAAAGGCAAGGTGCTCGCCGAATCGTTGCAGCAGCAACGCGACTTGCAGACCGGCGAGAAGAAGTTCTGGGACGACGACAAGACCGAACCGATGATGCAGCTTGTCATCACGCTCGACACTGGCGTCATCGACCCGGCCATCGAAGACGACGACGGTGTCCGCAAGATTTACGCGAAGGCACAGATGCTCGGCGCGATCCGCGACGCCGTGAAGAAGTCGGGCTTCAAGGGCAAGTCACTCGTGGGCGGCAACCTGGCTGTCAAGTACGTGCGGGACGGCGAGACGAAGAAGCGGGGGTTCAACCCGCCGAAGATTTACGCCGCCCTCTACGAGCCCCCGTCGGCCGTTGACGCCATGTCCGAAGCACTCGGGGCCGAAGAGGTCTACGACGACGGCGAAGAGCCCTTCTAAGCGATGGCCCGGACGGCAGCACCACGATGCACGAAACGGGGATGCAACTACCCGGCGTCCATGCCGTCCGGGCTGTGCCGCAAGCACCTGAAAGCCGAATGCGACCGGCTGTTCTCCCTCGAGATCCGCAGCCGCGGCGAATGCGAATCGGGGCGGCCGACACACAACGGCGGGCTGCAATGCGCCCACGGGTTCTCCCGGCGATATCTCACCATCCGGTGGAACCCGAACAACGCCTGGGCGTTCTGCGCCGGCTGCCACACCTACTACACGGCCCGTCCCGACGAATGGTCGTTCTGGCTGATGGACAAGTGGGGCCGCGCGCTGCATTCGGTGATGCGCGGCATGGCCGAACAAACCCAAGTGAAGGTCGACATGGAAGCCGTCTACGCGGAGCTCAACGGATGCGAGTAGCGAAGAAATGCGGCCACGAGATCGAAATACGACCCGGGCGCATCCCTAACTATTGCGACGACTGCCTGTGGGGCCAAGAGAACCCGCCGGTCCCGTCGCACCAGCCGTGGGCGGTCCGCATGTTCGGGAAGCCGAGGGACATGCGATGAATCATGTGCCCGCATCGTCGACCGCTGATCTTGTCGTCTCGATCGTGATGGTCATTGCGACGGTCGGCTGGTTGACCTGGCTCTATTTCAAAGGTGTGCCCTCGGGGCGGGTTCCTCCTTTTGACCGCCCCGAGGGCCGTATTCGTGGAAGGAACCGGTTTTGAAGATGGCAGCGTTCGTGCTTTCTGGCCTGCTGTTCGCGGCGGTGATCCTCGCGGTGGTGTTCCAGTGAGTTTGCAGGCGGTGTGCCCGTGGTGGAACCGCAAAGTGGCGGTCGAGTTCGCCGATCGGGCCCGCTGCCCGCACTGCAACCGGCGTGTTGTTGTCCGCGGGTATCGCATCCGGTTCCACCGGCTGCCGGCGGTGCGATAAGTGCCCGTCTACATCCTCCCTCGGCTCGATCCGGCACCACTGATCGCCCTCGCGAAGAGACAAGGACGCACCTATGAGGATTGGGCGGCCGCCGCCGGTATGCCGCGCAACTCGCTCTACAAGCGACTCTACGAACCGCTGTCGTGGGGCACCGCAGACAGGCTCGCCATCGCTCTCGGATACCACCCGGCACTCGTGTGGGGCGACAAGTGGTGGCAGATCCAAGACGCCTACGACCAGGCCGAACGAGAGTCCCATCAGCGCCGCATCCATCTACGCCAGAGAAGGCGGGAAGCAGCATGAGGCATCTGCGGGTGTTCAAGATCCGCAACGGAGACACCCACATGTGGATCGTCGCCGCACAATCGCTTCGCGACGACGAGACGTGGGACGAAATCCACCGCACTGCCACCCGAGGCCAGGCGTTCGACTACCTCGACATGGTGGCCAAGCGAACCAACGCATTAGTGAAAGCGGGTTGCCCGTGAGCTGGTTCAAGATGGACGACCAGTTCCCCTCGCACCCCAAGGTGATGCGAGCCGGCCCGGCCGCCGCGTGGCTGTATGTAGCCGGAGGCTGCTACTGCACCCGCCACCTGACCGACGGGCTCATTCCCCGGGTTGTCGTCCCCACCCTCACCACACTTCCCAAGCCGTACGCACTCGCCTCCGTGCTCGTCGCCGAGAACTTGTGGAACGAACACGGTGACGACTACCTCGTCCACGACTACCTCGAGTTCCAGCCGTCGCGCGAACAAGTCGAGAAACAACGCGAAGAAGCACGCGAACGTCGCGCGAAAGGTGGACGACGTTCGGCCGACGTTCGCGCGAACGATTCCAACCCCATCCCATCCCATCCCGTTGTTCTTACAGAACAACCGAGTGGGGCACGCAAGCGTGCCTCCCGGCTCCCCGAAGAATTCACCGTCGAGCCCGAGATGGTCGAGTGGGTCGAACGTGAATGCCCCCGGGTCGACTGGCGTTGGCAGACAGCCAAGTTCGTCGATCACTTCAAGGCGGCCCCCGGCCAGAAGGGCGTCAAGAACGATTGGCTCCGGTCGTGGCGGAACTGGATGCGCACCGAGCAGGAGCGAGCTCGGTGAACCTCGACAACATCCTCGACGTCCTCAAAGACCGCCCCCGGGTGGAACCCCGCCCGTTCACCTGTTCGGCCTGCGAAGACACCGGCTGGATCGAGATTGACGACGGCCTCGACGAGTCGGGGAAGCGTGTCGCCCAGCCGACAAGCCGGCGGTGCGAGTCAGTGATTCATGTCCGCAAAGAGCGGGTCGAGGTCCGCACATACGAAGTGGAGCGGTTCACATGAGCGACAAGAAGCGTCCGATGCGACTCGAGTATGTCCCCGAGAACGACGCGTTCACGGCGACGAGTGACGACCGACAAGCACTGATCGACGCGATGGCGAAGGCGAGATACCTGATTGCGTGGGGAGGACCTGAGAGCGCCTCAACGTGGGAGACGGCGTGCGAGGACGTTCGTGAATCATGGCAGGGCACAACAGCGGCGATGCTCGACGCGCTGCTGGCTGTTCCTGTGCCGCTCCTCCGAGAGATCGCAGCCGCCACGAAACCATGCGAAACGTGTGGGCAGTTCGCTGGTTCGATCCACGAAGGCCAGATGCCAGGGCACGTCTACGGGTCGAACTGGGACTGGGTGCCGTGCCAGACCTGCCACGGTTCGGGTCGCGTCCCTGCTGTGGACCGTGCCGCACTCCTCGCCGCACTCGGCATGGAACAGGTCGGGTGGGGTGCTCGCATGAAGCAGTACGACGACGACGACGGCACCACGGGATGGTTTCTCGACCAGACGAGGACGAAGTTGCTAGCGGAGTACGTTCCCGTGTGGGCGGCTCGCGTGTCTGAGGAGACGCCATGAGCGCGCTGCACATCTGCTTTTCGCGCATGGACTACACCGCCCGCCGCGTGAGGGAGTGCCCGACGTGCAAGCGCCGCCGCAGGTTCTTCGTGTGGGCGCAGGACTACTACGGCGCGGTGTGGACGTGCTGCGGGTGTGGTGACGCGTGGGAGGACGGCGAGAGGATGCCGCGGTCGACTGCTCGCGGTTGGCGTCAGGAACGGATCGCATGGGCGAAACGCATGTGGAAGGAGACGCCATGAACGCGGCTGGGGGTACATCGTGAGCGTTGAGACGATCACAACGTGGACGTGCCAGCGGTGCGGCGCGCAGGAGAAGTACGACGCGAAGCTCTCGACGCCGTCGGTGCAGCCCACAGGTTGGGCGCGCGTACTGACCGTCACTCCTCCGCTCGGCTCATGGTCCGACCTGGGCCGCATCGTCGCTGACTGCATCTGCCGATCGTGCGTTTCCGACCTGCGCGTGTTCCTTCACCTCGACATCGCACTCGCGGACGACGAACCGCGGGCTGGGGGTACATCCAATGGGTGAGCGGCGCAAGACATGCGTTCAAGCGAAGGACGGTCGTTGGTGCGCCCCCGTTCCCGAACCCTCAGAGGGGGAGAGCGATGAGTGAATCACGCGAAGTGCTGATCGATGCGATGTCGGATGCATCGGGGATGCCCGCGCAGACCGAGATGTTCGGGGCAATCCTCGACGCCCTCGCTGCTGATCCTGTGCGTGTTCTCCGCTGGTTGGAGGGTCTGCCCTGCCAGACGTGCAAGGAAGCCCGCGAGCGAGCCGCGGCGATGGCCGACGACCTTCCCGCACTCAGTAAGGAGACCGCCGACGCGATCAGCGGCGTGCTCGTCGCGACCTCGGACGCCCTCGGCTGTTCTGCGTGTGGGGGTAGCGGCATCCTCGGACGCGACGGGCTGCTGCGAGCACTCGGCATGGAACCGCTCGACAAGACGGCGACCCGCATCAACGACAACGAATGGCGGCACTACACCGTCCGCCACGACGCGACCGTGTGGGCCGAGCCCGTCCCTGTTCCCGAACCCTCAGGGGGGGAGAAGTGAACGTCATGGGTTGGTGCGAGTTCAACGGCACGGGCGAGGACTGCGCTCATGTTGTCGAGTTCCTCGGTGGCCCCAGTGCGGGCAACGCACGCTGGAAGCTGACGACCTACGACGGCGGCTGGATCATCCGACCCGATGGGACCGAGCAGGAGTTCAACCCCGGCGACACGATCCTGCGCCATGCGGACGGATCGTTCTCTGTCGGCGCGGGCAAGGCGTGGGCCGCGCGCCTCGACAATCTGCTGTCGGTTCCCGAACCCTCAGAGGGGGCCGACCGATGATTGAGCCAGAGTTCCAATACCGCATGGTCAGAGCGGACGGCCTAGAAGTCGGGTGCTGCACATGTGATGAGTGCGTGCCTCTTCTCGGACAGTGGGCGCGCGAGGCAGACGACGAGTACCCCGAGGAGGCCCCGCATCGCGTGGAGCGCCGCGAGTTCGGTCCGTGGGTCCCTGTTCCCGAACCCTCAGAGGGAAGCGACACCATGACCGCGAAGGACGGCACCCCATGAGCGCCGAGACAAGAAAGCGTGTCGATTACCGCCGCACTTGCGTGGAGGCGAAGGACGGTCGTTGGTGCGCGTTGGTGAACCGTCCCGACCCTGACGCAGTTCACGATCTCTTGTGGTGTGGCTACTGGATGAACCTGCGCGGCCACACCGAGTACCGCACGACGACGTGCCCTGAGTGTCGCAACGCGATTCGGGGCACCGGAGAACCCGGAAGAATCTCGGCAATAAGTGTTGACACCCGTACCGATCCATGATTTAATGTTGACATGACGAAGACACAGAACCCCACCCCGGAAACCACAAAGAACCTCGACACCACTTGCCGCAAGTGCCACCGCCCCATCATCGAATACCCCCGCCTCGGATGGGTCCACGTCGCAACCGGCAAGAAGCGTTGTCGATGACCTGTGCGAACTGCGGTACCCCGCTTCTCCCAACCGGGAAGCGGGGCCGTCCGCGTGTCCGTTGCGAATCCTGTCAGGCGAAACGTCGGAAGCGGTATCTACGCATGAAGCAACGCGAGCGTCGAGCGAAGGACGGCACCCCATGAGCGCCGAATATGAAGTAATCCTCATACGCGACCTTCCCGCGATGTGCGGCGACTGCTTCGATGAGGGTTGGGTGTGGGAAGGCGACGGTCACGACTTGCTCAACTCGTACAAGATCCCGTGCCCATTCTGCGCCCCGAAGGACGGCACCCCATGAGCCGAGAAACGATCAAGCCCGAGGATTGCCCCGAGCCGTTCTGGCATGAAACGCACCTCTACTGCCCCGTCTGCACCTGGCAGGAGCCTCAGCCCGAACCCGAGTTGTCGCCGCTGGACCGTGCGCGTGACCTGTTGCTCCGCTGGTGCGAAGGATGGTCCGACGAGTCGGAGTTCCCGTTGCTGGATGAGACGCGCACGTTCCTGGGAGCAAGCGAGTGATGATGCTGTGTGTCTACTGCCGTCGCTCCGATCAGCCGATGGTGCTCGACCCCGATCTGGCGGTACCCGTCGCGATGTGCGCCGATTGTTGGGCTACCCGCGTCCCTGTTCCCGAACCCTCAGAGGGGGAGACACCATGAAGAAGTGGCAGATGCGAGCGAAAATCGCACGGCAGGAACGGGCGTTGCGAGCCATCGCTGGTCCGTTCGCGAGTGACCTGGCGTACTGCCAGCGGGTCGCGACGGCAGCCTTGGTCCCGCGACGCGACGAAGGCGACGTGGCGACTTCCGACTGCTGCAATCGCAACTCGCCCGATGAGAACCATGCGCCTGGCTGTTACAACGCTCCCGCCACGTTCCGCTGCGAGTGCGGGTTCCGCGTCGCTGGCGCGACCGAGTACGAGGTCGAATGGATCGGCACCGAGCACCGCGCACTGATCCATGGCGACGAAAGGGACTCAGACGATGAGTGAGCAACGATGCCCCCGATGCCATCGCAAGATGACGGACGCGGAGTGGCACGAGTTCCAACGTAAGGAGTTGGAGGAAGAACTGCGCGCTGCTGCTCGGATGACCCCAAAGGAAATCCAGCGGAGCCTTCGCGAGAACGATGGGCACATCGCATGATCCCCGTGCCGTTCCGTCGCCTCTACGTCCTCCCCATCGAGGTGGGTGGTCGGACCGTCATGCTCATCAACGCGCCGCGCTGCTGGTGCGGGAAGCGGATGAGCGGACGCGAGGCGCTGCCTACGTCGAGCCCGTGGCCCGACATCAACTGGATGTGCGACGAGCACGGAAACGAAGGCATGGCGTTCGAGTACGTCGCGAACGACCATTTCGCGACGGTCAACGCCGTCCCGGTTCCCGAACCCTCAGAGGGGGAGACGCCATGAGCGCGGCTGGGGGTCCTGGATGCGAGTCGTGCGGCGCTGATGCCGAAGTGCTCCTGGTCGATGGGTCGATGTGGTGTGTGTCCTGCGATCTCGCGGCCCGCGACCTCGGCTACGACAACAGCGAGTGCGTCTACGTCCCCATCGAGGCTGGGGGTACATCCAATGGGTGAGCGGGGGCCGATGGGAGCCGACATGCTGGTGGAGGGTGCGGTCTACTCGGTGTCCTGGGACGACTGTTGCACCGCTGGTCGGTTTGTCGCGTCGTTGGGCGAGAAGGTGTGGGACGCGGACGAACCCGATTTCTTGAGCGAGCTGCGGTTCACCAATGGCGTCACGTTGAGCGCCCCGCTGTACGGCGTGACCTTCTACGAAGCCTCGGCGGGGGAGTCGATCAATGGGGAGTGAGCGGGGGGTGAGCTACTTCTCGAACGGCACCGAAGGCGCGGCGTGGATGGCCCGGTGGTGCGACCGTTGCGCTAACGACCACGACGAGATGCATGTCACCGACACCGGCCCCGGATGCATTCACGTCGCGATGATGATGTCGCACATGCCAGTCGAGGCGATGATCGCGAGCACGAACGAGCACGAACGGTGGGCGTGTCTCGACTTCCGCCGATGCTCGTGCGACCGAGGCCCGGACGATCCGCCCGGCGAACCTCCGCCCGATCCGGTGGACCCGAACCAGGGCCTCCTGTTCGACGCGGACGCGCTCGCTCCGGGCGTGCCTCGTGGTGTGTGGCTGGATTCGCAACCTGTGCTGGCGGGGGAGTCGATCAATGGGGAGTGAGCGGGTGAGCTACCACGATTTGCACATCACGACGGAAACAATCCCGAGAACATCCATCTTCAATCTGCCTTACGGCGTGATGGTCACATGCACGCGTGTTGAAGGTTGGAGAGTCTGGAACGACGGCGGGAAGCTGTTGGGTGGCGAGTATGACCAAGAGGGCCTGCGCCTCGACGTGGGTGGGCATGTCATCGTGGATTCGTTGAATCCTGAGTGATGGGGAGTGAGCGGGTGAGCCGTGAGAGTGAGCCGCGATTGAGCGTGGATCAGATTGTCGACACCCTCGACCGATTGGTGACCGCCGTCATTCGCGGCGACGAGTTCCAGTTGCACCTAGAGAGGGAACTGATCGAGGATTACGAATCTCTGCTCGCGGAGATTGTTCGTCTCCGCACAGCACTACGGGAGATCGCGGAGTGGAATGAGAAGCTGGACGATTCCTACGTCTGGTTGTGCGAGTTCACGGCGGCTGCTCTTGGGGAGGACGAATGAGCGCGCTGGCGAAAGTGCGGCAGATCCCGAAACCGGCCCGGAAGGAGTACCGCATCGCGCTCCGTCCCGGCCGTCTGGGCGAACTAGACGACGTGGTGGTCTGCAATGTCAAGATGTTTCGCATGGAACGCATGTCGAACAACTACTGGTGGCTGGCGTGCTACTTCGACAACGGCGACGAGGATTTGGTGTTCGGCATCTCAGCCAAGCGCGCCGAGGTGCGTGCCTACGTCGAGTCGTTCCCGCGTGGCCCTGAGTTCACCTACGAACCCGGTTCAATCGGGGAGGCATCGTGACTGAGGTTGTTCCGTCTGAGGCGATGGTGGAGGCAGGCGCACGGGCGGCCTATGAAGCTCAGAGCCCGATAGGTCGCAAGTGGGACGACGAGGCCGAGGTGTATCGCCGTCAATGGCGGAAGCATTCCCGCGCCGTCCTGGTGGCTGCGTGTACGGCGACAGTGACCGAACCGTGCGACTGGTGCGACGGTGAAGGCACCGAGATCCGCGAGGGAACGCCAGGCCCGATCTTGCGCGGGTTGGGGTATCCGCCCGACTACACCGATAGTGAGATCGTGACCTGCCATGAGTGTGGCGGCTCTCGCACGAAATCGTCAGCGCCCTCGTGGGCGTGGCTGGTCCCGTTCCTCAACGCAGGGATGCTGGAACCGATCCGAGTGTGGAACGCCGGGCGCAGCTCGTGGGATGCCGCGGAGATCGTGTTCGAGGATTCAGGCCCACTGCCCGAGCCCGATCGGGGCATCGCAGCGTTTCGGGTGCTGCAGCCGGCTACACCAGGAGAGGGCGAATGAGCGGCGAGGGCACAATCGGCGGCGGTAGCGTCACGATCGGCTACATGGTGGAACGCGACGCCGATGCGGCCTACGTGTACCTACCGAACCATCCGCGCACGTTCCGATGCGTAGCCCGAACCGCGCAGATCACCCCCGGCGTTTTACTCGACCTCAACGCGGCGGGCGAAGTCATCGGCATCGAAGTCATCTCGTCTGATCCCTGCCAACACGCCGCCGGCTGGATCGTGCATCGCGGAAGTCTCTATTGCGCTGCTGGATGCGGCGAGGTTCGTAAGTCGGACACCTACGTTCAACGGTGCCCGTCTTGCGCGGCCTTCTACGCCACGAAACGGCCCATTGCTTGCCCTCACTGCAGGGCTGCGGCTACACCAGGAGACGAGTAGCCCGGCGGTAATCACATGTGGGCGCATGTGGTGATATTCTGACGTCCATGTACCGATTCGAGATCGCGGTCGATTCGACGAGCACCGAACAAGCCTTGCTCGAGTACCTGGATCGGGCGTTGGCGTTGTGGTTGCCGGCCTACCGGCTGACCGTGTGCTCACATGCGGCCACAGAATCGCCAGAGACACCGCCAGAAGCCTCCGAGAGCGTTTCGGATTCGGTAGACGCTGGCGGATAGCCGCACGAATCTCTGCGGGCCTGTGGGGGTTCACGATGGGAGCACCTTGAGCGAAACAGACGAGGCGTTCGGCGTCTTTGAGGGTCACCTGAAGAAGGCGGCGAAAGACCTATTTCTCATCGTGGAAGCCCGACACGATCTTGAGCGTCGATCTCGAGAGTTCGAGGTAGGCCCAAGATCGGGATCGCTCGAGCCTTCCGGTGGGGGAGGGGGACATTCGGACCCGACTCGTGACGCCGCACTGAATCCCGATGAAGGCTCGTTCCGTTGGGATGACCTGAACGGTGAAGTGAAACGAATCGCGGAACGGCTGAAGCGATTGCGGTTGCTGGTGCAAATGCGTGCCTCGTCTCCCGGCGATGTTGCTCGTCGCACTGTCGCCAAGTCTGGTCGCATCTCGTGTGCGAACCCGAACTGCGGCAAGGTTGTTGCCGGCACGCAGGAAGATCGGTTGCGCGGCGAGCGATGTGTGGCGTGCTACCAGTATTTCTGGCGCACCGGGAACGATCGGCCGTGGGGACTGATCCGCAGAGAGGGCGTCTCTCGATGACGAAGGACGCGAAACACCCCTGCGATGGATGTGGTGCGGCGTATCTGATCTGTTCGCGGGAGCGGTGGTTTGGTCGGATGTGCTGCAAAGACTGCTGTCACTCGACATTCTGGAATCCCGCCGCACAGGTAACAAAGTAGAAGAGTTTTCCTTTGTACCGCAACGGCGTCCGGGTGTTCTTGGTTGTATTTCTGCCACATCTAAATGGGGGGAAGAGAGTAGTTCTCCACGCGCAGGAGCCATCTTGGACTCAAGTGAAGAGCGGTCGGTGATACGAGAACGGTCACTTGAGGATCATCACCTGAGCGAATGCGATCTCTTCGATCGGCATCGTCCCTCGAGGTTTCGGTCAAACCATCAGCATCGCGTTGATAGTCGCAGCGAGCCGAGCGCCGAGGACATCTACTTCGCCGAGGGCGATCCAACTGGTGAAATCCCCGAATGGTTGGATCTTCTGACCGAACTTGAACGCTGGGTGATCCTGCGTAGGTTCGGGTTTTGGCGGTTCTCCACGATGACTCAGGCTGAGATTGCCATGGAGCTCGGAATAACTCAGCAGGCCGTAGCGAAGGCCGAAGTTGCCGCAAAGGCCCGCCTCGCCGAACATCTGGGCGACCCGCAACAGCTCAATGCTGTTATCTGATACTCCCGATCGGGAGAGCTGACGGCACATTGCGGGACTGCACGGTCAGCCATTGTTGCTAGAATAATGCCATGACAATGCACGCGGGTTATGCGAAATACATCGAAAGCCCGGAGTGGAAGAACGCTCGCGCCGCATATCTGCGGGAACGCGAACGTCGCGGCCTCAAGAACCAGTGCTGGATTTGCGGCAACAAGAACGGCTTGCAAGTCCACCACGTGACCTATGAGCGCTTCCGGAATGAACGATTCGACGACTTCCGCCTATTGTGCAGCAGTTGCCACAAGCTCGTACACGACTGGCGAGACGCGAATCCGGGGATCAGCATCCTTGACGCTACGAATGCTGTCCGCCACGAGTTCGCCCAACAGCGGCACCGCAAGCAGGTGAAGCGCAAGCTCAAGAAGCAGTTGCGCGCCAAAGACCGCGACCCTCGTTGGCTCGCAGATCGGCTCGGACTCGAGCCCGGCGAAACGAAGGTCCGCTACCGACAATCATCTTGATTTCGGCACGGAACGCAGGGATACAACGGCCACTTCCGAAGGCTGCCCGCAAGGGCCTCGCCAGGGTTCACGCCGCCCGCGACAACGTCGAACAGCGATCATCGCAACTCGCTTTCACCCTTCGCGAACCCCTCCCATGCCCTGAAACAAGCAGGTCAGCATGCCCTTACCAGAGCATCCCGGCAACGAACCCGGATACACCCGCGGCGGCAACCAATGCACCGCACGCTCCAAACAGGCCGGACGTCGATGCCGCAGACCCGCAACACCAGGCACCAACGTCTGCACCATGCACGGCTCCAAAACGCCCAGAGTCCAAGCGGCCATTGCACGCCGCGAAGTCGAAGCTGAAGCCGTAGAACTCGTCCACCGCTACAACCTCGAACCGCTCACCGATCCTTGGAACGCCCTCGCGGAACTCGGAGCCGAAATCCTCGCCGTTCATCACACATTGAGCGCGAGGATCGACACGGCCTCCGATACAATGGCAGGACCGACAGTCGCAGCATGGGAACGAGCCCTCGACCGGGCAGCCAAGTTCCTCCTCGACTTCTCCAAACTCGAGCTCGACGACAAACGGTTCATGGTCTCCAAAATCCAGACCAACCAACTCGCCGCCGGATTTCAAGCCTCCTGCCTCGAAGTCTTCGCACGCATCCGCAACAGCGAACCACTCGACGACATCGAAGCCGACCTGCCGAACATCATCCGCCGGCACCTGAATCCCAACGAGGAACGATGAAGGAGCCCCAGGCCGCATGTATGCGGCTCTTGCCTGCGATGCGCATGGATGTTGACATAATAAAGATTATGAGCATGGGCATAACGGGACAAGCACGCACAGAACCTACGCAGTGCAGCGGTGCTCGCCACGCAACGTGAACAACGACGCGTTATCCCCAGGCCCCCCCGCCCCGAAAATCTCAACCGCTGGGGTCCCCCCGACGCGATGGCGGAGCGCCCCAGTCGAATATATGAATGGTTTTCGGGTGGTTGATCCTTCGGTTCGTGGTGTTGTGGATGTGCTGGCTCCGGTGTCGGATCGGTATTTCGATGATCCGGCGGCGTGGGTGCGGGATTGCTTGACGTGGGGGAAGGGTGAGGGGCCGACGGCGTATCAGTTCGACATTCTCGAGTCGTTGGTGGAGTCGAAGCGGGTTGCGATTCGTGGGCCTCGTTCGCTCGGGAAGACGTGCCTGTCCTCGTGGGTGTTGTTGTGGTTTGCTCTGACGCGGGATTTGGCGGGGGTGGATTGGAAGGCTCCGGTGACTGCCGGCGGGTGGCGGCAGTTGGTGAAGTTCACGTGGCCGGAGATTCATAAGTGGGCGCGGCTGATTCGGTGGGAGAAGGTTGGGCGGCCGAAGTTCGCGCCGAAGGAGTTGATGGTTCAGTCGTTGCGGCTGGGGCATGGTGAGGCGTTTGCTGCGGCGTCGGACAATCCGTGGTTGATCGAGGGTGCGCACGCCGATTCGTTGTTGTTCGTGATCGACGAGGCGAAAGCGGTCCCGGATAGCACGTGGGATTCGATCGAGGGGACGTTCGCGGGTGCGGGCGTTTCGGGTGTCGAGGCGTTCGTATTTGCTATTTCGACGCCGGGCGAACCGCTAGGGCGGTACTACCAGATCCATCGTTCCGCCAAAGGGTTCGAGCATTGGCGTCCTCGGCACGTGAAGCTCGAGGAGGCGATCGCGGCGGGGCGGGTCGCGCCGGATTGGGCGCAACGCCAAGCCCTTGCGTGGGGTGTCGACTCTGCGCTCTACAAGAATCATGTCGAGGGCGAGTTCTGGTCTTCGGACGACGACGGGGTGATCCCGTTGGCGTGGGTGGAGGCGGCGATGCGCCGCTGGGAGGACCGGCATCCGGACTGTGATCCTGGTGCCCCGCATCCGCAGTGGAAGGCGGCACGGCATGTCTGCGAGCTCGACGATTTTGTTTCTGTTGGTGTGGACCCTGCTCGTTTCGGTCCTGACCTTTCGGCTCTTGCGCTCCGTCACGGCGATGAGATCAGTGAGATCCGCACTTTCCAGAAAAAGGACACCGTCGAAGTCGCCAGCATCACAAGTTCTGTGGTTCTCCTCGCGGGGGGACGGGCAGTGGTTGACGTCGGAGGGCTTGGTGCGGGAGTGGTCGATCAGCTCCGGGCGTCGAAGCTGACCGAGAAGGCGACGATCGCGTTCAACGGTTCTGAGGCGACGAAACTGCGCGACCAGACCGGCGAGTGGGGTTTCACGAACAAACGTGCCGCCGTCTACTGGCATCTGCGGGAACGGCTCGCCCCGGATTCCGAAAATCCGATCTCGTTGCCGCCGTGGGACGAGCTGCGCGGCGAGCTGACGACCCCGAAGTTTCGCGAGGCGCAGGGCGGCAAGATCCAGTTGGAGTCGAAGGACGACATCCGCAAGCGGCTCGGTCGAAGCCCGGACGTCGCGGATGCGGTCTGTTATGCGTTCTGGACGGATTGCATCAACCGCGGTCCGATCATCGTCGTCCCGATGTCGGTCGGCAAGAGCAACTACTGGCGGGAGTGCGGGTGAACATTCGTTTCGAGGGCCCCGCCCACATCGACTTCGTGACCGTCAAGGGAACCCTCGAAGGCCCGACGACCGTCACCGTCCGCCTGTTCGACGGCACCGAGAAGACCACGGTTGCCGATTCGCCCACCGAAGCGTTCGCCGGGGCGTTCATCCAAGTGCTGAAAGTCCCAGGAGCTCACGATGACGTTGGATAGCTGGGCGGTCAGCATCAACGAAGTGACCATGTCGTTTCGTCGCGCCGGGTACACCGAACAAGAAGCCCTGTACCTCACCGGGCAGTACATGACGACGATTATGACGCTCACGCACATGCAACGGAACGCTGATGGCTGACACCGAAACCGATGTGAGCCTCGACTTCCGCGAGATTGGCGACACGGGCCTGAAGCGGTCGTACGGCTGGCTGTACGAAGAGTTTTTGCTGCAACTGCAAGGCCGCAAGGCCGCGCAGGTGTACCGCGAGATGGGCGACAACGACTCGACGGTCGGTGCGGTCCTCTACGCGCTCGAGAACATCGTCCGGCAAGTGACGTGGACGACGACCGGCACGAACAAGGCGTTTCTCGACGACCTGATCGGTGACATGTCCCACACGTGGGAAGATTTCGTCGCTGAGGCCTTGTCGAAGTTGCAGTACGGCTACAGCTTCCACGAGATCGTCTACAAGATGCGGCCTGACGGTCGGGTCGGCTGGAAGAAGCTGCCGATCCGGGCGCAGGAAACCTGTGTGCATTGGGAGTTCGACGACAACGGCGGCATCGAAGCGATGGTGCAGTCGGCGATGGCCCAAGGCTACCGCTACACGACGATCCCGTTGCAGAAAGCGTTGCTGTTCCGCACGTCGTACCGGAAAAACAACCCGGAGGGGCGAAGTGTTCTACGAACGGCGTACCGGTCGTGGTGGTTCAAGAAGCGCATCGAAGAAATCGAAGCGATCGGCGTCGAACGCGACCTGGCTGGTATCCCCAAAATTGGTGTACCTCCCGAACTGCTCGCAGGAGATCCAGGTTCGGATGCCGCCGCATCGTTGGCTGCGTTCAAAGACATCGGCGTCAACCTCCGCAACGACGAACAGGCTTGTGTGATCTATCCGCTCGTCTACGACGAGTCGGGCAACAAGATGTACGAGATCGAGTTGATGTCGGGGTCTGGGCGTCGCCAGTTCGTCACCGGGGAGATCATCGCCCGGCGTTGCACCGAAATCGCTTCCGCTTCGCTCGCGGATGTGATCCTTCTCGGTCACGAGTCGGTCGGTTCGTTCGCCCTCTCGGAAACGAAGGAAGCCCTGTTGGCGACCGGCTTGCAGGCGCAGGTCGACGAGATCGCCGCCGTGTTCAACAAGTACGCGATCCCGCGCCTGTGGGCGTTGAACGGCATGGACCCGACGAAATGCCCGAAGATCGTCCCCGGTGAGCTCCACGCGACGAACTTGAAGGATCTCGCACAGGTCATCTGGCAGTTGTCGATGGCCGGCATGCCGTTCTTCCCGTCGGAGTCGATGGAAGATTGGGTGCGGGCCCGAATGGACGCCCCCGCCGCGGACGGTACCGAGATGGTGCAGAACCCGAACACGGGGCAGCGTGGCATGCCGGGCGAGAAGATGCCGCCCGGGTCGAAGATGCCACACGAGTCGGACGGCCCGGAGCCGAAGGAACCTGCGGCCGAGGAACCGGACACTGACGGCGCATGATCGGGTCGGTTCGCCCGAAGATCCCCGGGCAGGCGACACCGTTGCAACGGGTTGCGGATCGGCGTGCCGGGCGCATGGCCCTCGCGTTGGTTGCCGTGTTCGAGCGGGTACGCCCGTCGTTGGCGGAGATCACCGACGCGTTCTTGACGTCGCCGGGCACCGTGCAACACATCCCCGACTGGTCGCAGTTCTCGGCGATCAGAAAGTCGGATGACACGTTCGAGTCGATCTACGAAGAGATCGTTCACGCGGCGGCACGACAGGTGCCGGTGTTCGGCGGTTCGTTGACGTTGACCGAAGCGAACGCGGTGCAGATCGCCCAGCAGCGTGCCGGGCAACTCGTCGCCGGCATCAACGCCGATTCGCAAGAAGCAATCCGCACAGTGTTGGCCGCCAGCATGAACGGCGATTACACGCCACAGGAAACGGCACGACTCGTCCGGTCGGTGGTGGGGCTCGACCCTCGCCGCGCGCAAGCGGTCGTCAACTATCGCGACGGGCTGAGCATGGTGCAGGCGGGCGACATGACGCCGCAGGCGATCATGGATCAGTTCACCTTGTCGCGGCGGGTCGGCCAAACCTTGTCGCAGGATCGTGTCGACATGCTCGTGTCGCAGTATGCGGACCGGCAGTTGGCGTCCCGTGCGACGACGATCTCCCGCACGGAGACGATGCGGGCCGCGCAGGACGGCCAGAACGCTTTGTGGGACGAGGCGGCGAACCGTGGCCTGTTCGACCCGGCGACCGCCGAACTTGTGTGGGTGATTACCGACGAGGCGTGCGACGACTGCCAGGAGAACGAGGCGGCATCACCGATCCCGTACGGGTCGGAATGGCCGGCGGGCGATCCTCCGGTGCATCCGAACTGCCGGTGCGACATCTCCCTCGATCCGGGCAGCCCTGCTGATAACATGTGATCACATGTGATCTGAGCCCCCGGAGGGTCCGTGCTCGCAATCGTTCCTGCCCGCGGCGGCTCCAAAGGCATCCCGAACAAGAACCTTCGCCTGCTGCACGGCAAACCGTTGCTGTTGCACATCTGCGACACGCTGCGCCAAGTGCCCGCCGTCGAACAGATCGTCGTCACCACCGACAGCGAAGAAATCGCGACCGTTGCCACACTCCACGGGTACGACATCATCCGTCGACCCGCCGAACTGGCACAAGATGAGATCCCGATTGGCCCTGTGGCCGCCCATGCTTCCGCCCAGCTCGGCTGGCGCGGGCCGGTCGGGATCTTCCAACCAACATGCCCGCTCATCTCCGCCGCGACGATCAGCGAAGCGTACGACCGTTGGGCGGCATGGGGATACGACTCGTGCGGGTTCGTCACCCCCGAAACGCACCTGCTGTGGGACGAACTCGGGCCCCTCTACGAATCGCGCGTCAACCGGCAAGAATCGAACGGGCAGTACCGCGAGCTCGGCGTGTTCTTCACCCGCCAAATCCCGATCGGTCCCGAAACGATGGACCCGATCATCGGCCCGCTGCACCTGCCGTTCGTCGTACCGGACTGCGAAGCGATCGACATTGACACGCACGCCGACCTCGAGGCGGCCCGCCGGGCGCTCGGACGCAAGACGATCGAGATTCGTGCTGCCGCATCGAAGACGGTCGGGTCCGGTCATCTGCGCCGCTGCCTCCAAATCGCCGAAGAACTGTCACATCACGATGTGGTGTTCCGGTTCCAGCCGCAATGGCCTCGCTGGGCACGCGACCTTGTACGCGAGCGAGGCTGGCAACACAGGATTGTCGACCCGGACGTCGTGATCTTCGACCGGCTCGACACAAGCGTCAACGATGTCGCATCGTTGAAAGCGCACGGCACGAAAGTCGTGTGCCTCGAGGATCTCGGTCCCGGTTCCGACTATGCGGATCTCGTCATCAACGAGTTGTACGACGATCGACGTGCCGGCGTCTTGACGGGGCCTCGCTGGTCGGTGTTGCGTCCCGAGTTTGTCGGACTTCCCGAGTTCCAGGTGCGTGAAGTTGGCCGCACGGTTCTCGTGGTGTTCGGCGGGACGGACCCGGCGGATCTGACCGGCTGGGCGTCGCGGATCGTCGCACGCGAAGCGGACGTGAGGGTGCTGCTGGGTCCGGGCGCAACGGTGGATGTTGTCGGCCCGGGCGTGTCGCGGGTTGCCGGTTCGGTGGCGGCATGGATGTCGTCGGTGGATCTTGTGGTGACCTCGGCGGGGCGGATGGCGCACGAATGCGCGGCGGTTGGTGTGCCGTGTGTGACGGTGGCGGTGAACGAACGTGAATCTCGCCATTCTCATTGTCCTGGCATTTTGCGGCTCGGTTTGTGGGCTTCGTTGTCTGACGAGACGTTGCAGGGCACGGTCCGAAGGTTGCTTGCCTCCCCCGAGTTGCGTGGCGAGATGTCAGCGACGTCGCGTGCCGCGGTCGACGGGTGGGGCGGTCGGCGAATCGCGCAGGCGATCGAGTCCCTGTTGGAGGACCGATGATCCCCAGGGTGATCGCCGAAGCGGGCCAATGTAACCAAGGTTCGATCAACAAGGCGATCGAGATGGCGCAGTACGCCGCCGACGCCGGAGCGTGGGGATTCAAAACCCAGCTCCTGAAGCCCGAGACGATCGCCCGCCCTGACGCCCCGAAGTATTGGGACGACAACTTCGGCACTGCGAACCAGCGAGAAGCGTTCACGAAAGCAGGGCTGGTCGACTACGGCCGGTGGGCGGAAGTGAAAGCCGCATGCGATGACTTCGGTATTCGTTTCTTGGCAACCCCGTTCGACCTCGAAGCTGTCGATGCGCTGGTCGGGATGGGATGCGACACCATCAAGATCGCGTCCGGTGACATCACCTACAAGCAACTGTTGCGGCATGTGCGCGAGGCGGGCGTCAACGTGCTCCTGTCAACCGGCGCAGCATCCCTGACCGAGATCGTCCGGGCCGTAGACCTGTGGTTGGACGCACCGAAAGTGACGATCCTCGCCTGCACGTTGTCGTACCCGACGCCGGCTGACGCCGCACACTTGGCGCGCATCAGTTCGTTGCGCGACGAGTTTCCCGGCAACAAGCTCGGCTACTCGGATCACACATCCTTGCCGGAGACGGCGATGTGTGCCGCGGCGCTCGGTGCCGAAGTGCTCGAAGTGCATTACACGTTGGATCGCAACGGTTCGGACGTGCCGGATCATGCGATGGCTGTCGACCCGCCAATGCTCGCCGCGTATGTGCAGGCGGCGATGTTCGGGGCGCGCTTGCGGGGCAACGGCCGCCTGATGCCGGTCGCCGCCGAGATGCCCGCCAGGAATGGTGCTCGGCGTAGCGCAGTCGCGAACCGTGACCTGTTCCCCGGCATGTGGATGTCGGAGGATTATTGCGACTTCCTGCGGCCCGGTGACGGTTTGCCGCCCGGCTACAACTTCGCTGCTCGTCGTCTCGCCGTCCCGGTGGCGAAGGGCACCGTTCTGCAAGAACACCACTTTGGAGTGAGATGACCGACATCAAGCATGAGGGTGGCCGCGGAGGGGGAGGTGGAGGAAACGTGCGGATTACCGTCACGGCACCGTCGCCCAAGAAGGCGGTCGCCAGCGTCATGGCCGCACTGAATCCCACGGAGGCGGCGACCGACATCGCAAAGATCGACGAGGAAGCCCGCACCGTGTTCGGCTTCGCGTCGGTCGCGACCATCGAAGACAAGCAGGGCGACACGATCGCACCCGCAGTGCTCGAACGTGCCGCCTACGACTTCGTCAAGAACGCTCGCGCCGCGAACGTCATGCACGAAGGCCCCATCGTCGGTGAATGCATCGAATCGTTGTTCATCACCGCCGAGAAAGCCGCACTGCTCGGCATCCCCGAAGAGCATGTCGGCAAGTGGTGGACCGGCTACCACATTCCCGACGACCAAGCCTGGGAGAACGTCAAGAACGGCACCACACGCGCCTTCAGCATCGAAGGCCGCGGAAAGCGAGTGCAGGTATGACCACCGAACTCACCGATCTAGAAATCACCGCGGTTGCCCTCGTCGACAACCCAGCCAACCCTCTCGCAACAGTCGAACTGTTCAAGCGAGACGACACTGAGCCCCACGAGGCCTCTACCACCAAGGAGGCCCCCGTGGCCGCAGACACTGAGGAGCTTACGGCCCGGGTTGCTGAACTCGAGTCGGAGCGTCAGGCCCTCGCCGACATGCCCATCGAGGACATTGCTGCCCTGCGCGGCGACGACCTCACCAAGTTCGCGAAGGCCGACGAGGAGCCCGAAGACGTGATGAAGGGTGTCCCCGCCGACGTCCGGAAGCGTCTCGAGGACGCCGAGGCCCGCGTCGCGAAGATGGAAGCCGACGGCCGCCGCAAGGAGTTCATCGCGAAGGCTGCCGACTACACGCACGTTGGTGGTGCCGACGAGCTCGGCGTTGCCCTCGAGCAGATCGACCGGCTCGCCCCCGAGGCTGCCCCGGTGATCGAGCGTGCGTTCAAGGCTGCGAATGCTCGCATCGCCGAGTCTGGCCTGTTCAGCGAGTTCGGTGCCGGCGGTGATGTCACCGAAAGCGACGACCCGTCCGACAAGGCTTCCGCGATGGTCGAGAAGTTCGTCGCCGACGGCATGGACCGCCACGTGGCGGTCGCCAAGGTGTTCACCGAGAACCCGGACCTGTTCCAGCCTGCCAAGTAGGCACCCGTTTTCTGAGCGCCGCTTGAGCGCCATGCTGCAACAAGGAGAGCAAGCATGGCTGCTTACGAGCAGGCACTTTCGATCGTTTCCCTTCCCACCACTTCTACCGGCCTGAAGCAGTACCGGTTCGTGACCCTGAACTCGGGTGGCAACGTGATTTACACGTCCGCTTCCGGTTCGGCGATCGGTGTCCTTCAGCAGGGCACGACCGGTTCGACCGTTCACCCGGTGTCGGTCCCGGTGGCTATCGCAGGCATCTCGAAGGTTGCGAACGCGACCGCGTCGAGCATGGCGGCTGGCGACCTCGTGGCGGCAACGTCGCGCGGGTCGATCAAGACCGTGACCGCTGCCGCTCCCGTCGTGGGTGTGGTGGTGTCCGGTTCTTCTGGTGGTGCGAACCGTGTCAGCTACGTGCTGCTCGCGGGTCTGACCGCTTCGACCGCGACCGCGTAACCGACCTCTTCCGATTCTTTGCGCTCGACTGCCTGGGAGCAGCAACGCGCTGAGGCCTTCCACAAGGAGGAAAGATGCCTCAGCCCCAGGCAGCTTCGCTGCACATCGACCAGTTCCTTACCGACATCAGCGTCGGGTACGCGCAGGAGCCCGGCAACTTCGTTGCCGACATGGCGTTCCCGAACGTTGCTTCGCCGAAGCAGTCGAACAAGATTGCCGTCTACTCGCAGGCTGATCTGTACCGCGACGAGATGGTTCGCCGTGCGCCCGGTGCAGAGTCCGGCGGTGGCGGCTACGGCGTGTCGAACACCACGTTCTACTGCGACGTGTTCGCCTCCCACATCGACGTCGACGACCAGACGGTGGCCGCTGCGGACAACCCGTACGCCCCGGCGCAGGACGCCGTGCGTGTCCTCGTGCAGCGCGAGAAGATCCGCAAGGAACGCCAGTTCGGCACGGACTTCTTCACCACGTCCCTGTGGACCGGCGGTACTGCTGCCGACCCGACTGCCGCGTCGCTGTCCGGCGCGTGGGACGACCCGGCTTCGACGCCGATCGAAGACATCCACGACCAGTCGAACGCGATCCTCGTGAACACCGGCTTCAAGCCGAACACGCTGGTCGTCAACAACCTCGGTTGGAACTCGCTGAAGAACCACCCGGACGTCGTGGACCGCGTCAAGTACGTCACGTCGGAGCCCGTCACCCCGGGTGTCGTCGCGAACCTGCTCGACATCGACCGTGTGCTCATCTCCCGTGCGACGTACACCACGTCGGACGAGGGCCTGACCGGCACCTACGCGTCCTGCCTCGGCAACCACGCGCTGCTCATGTATTCGGGTAGCCCCGGGCTGTTCCAGCCGTCGGGTGGTTGGACGTTCACGTGGTCGGGTTACCCCGGCTCCGCGGACGGCCGTCGCATCAAGCGGTTCCGCATGGAGGCCCTGGCGTCGGAGCGTGTCGAGATCGAGTCTGCGTTCGACATGAAGCTCATCAACGGCAAGCTCGGCGTCTTCATCCAGACGGTCTGTAGCTAATCCCTCTAGCACCAGGAGTGCAGCATGGCTTTGCTGAAGGTTCGACGCCCGACGTTGCGGCTGTTCGGGCGCATCTTCAAGCGTGGTGACACGATCGAATCGCGGGACTTTCCGAGCGCCAACCAATACAAGTGGGCGCAACTGATCGACCATCGGCTCGTTGACCTTGTCGACAAGCCGGGGGAGCCGTTCGACCCGGAAGGCAAGTCCCGCGACGAGATCGTGGCTGTCGTCGCTGCCACTACTGAGGTTCCGAAGCCGAAGCCGGAAGGCCGACGCATCTGCCCTGATTGCGACTTCGTCGCGAACACGCCCCACGGCTTGAAGATCCACGCCGGCAGGGCACACAAAAAGGAGTAGCCCTATGGGGTTCCATCTCCTTCCAGCGTGCTTCGCCGAGAAGATCGAACAGTCGAACGGGTGCTGGTTGTGGCGAGCCGCAACCGACCGCGGTGGCTATGGCGTCTTCTGGGACCAAGACCACAAGCGGACGGTGAGAGCTCACCGTTTCGCATTCCAAACCATGATCGGTCCGGTACCTCCGGGTCTAGACCTCGATCACCTGTGCCGGATTCGCAACTGCGTCAACCCGGCACACCTTGAGCCGGTCACCCGCAAGGTGAACCTCAGTCGCGGCATCGGAGATCGTCTGCGGTCGGAACGCGCGAAGGCGCAGACCCACTGCTTGCGCGGTCATCCCTTCGATGAGGAGAACACGGCCTACAAGTCTGACGGCGCTCGCCGCTGTCGGACTTGCCATCGACAGTCCGAGACCGCTCGCCGCCAGAAGGCGCGAGCCGCGTAGGAGGTAATTACCATCGGATTCCAGAAGCACAAGCGACCGTCGCTGTTCATGCGTGACGCCGTCGCCTCTACCGGCAGCACCTTGCAGGATGCCGGCTACGCACATCCCGTGCAGAGCATCAGCCTGACTGGCGCATCGACCGGGACGGTGCCGTACGGCACCAATGTGTCGAACCGCGGCATCACGTTCATCACCAGCACCGGAACTGGTGCCGGGTGGACGTTGCAGATGCCCGCTCCCGGTCGCAAGGGCATCGAGAAGACGATTTTCTTCTTCCTGTCCGGCGCATCGACGGTCCCGGTGACGGTTCGTACCGCGTCGAGCTCGCAGGTGTTCTTCGGTTCGACGAAGAACTCGGTGACTTGCACGACCGCGGCCGGTTCCACTCAGCCGCTCGTCGTCAGCCTCGTGTCGAAGACTTCGGCGCAGTGGGCCATCAAGTCGGTCAGCAACGCGAACACGACGGCGATTCCGTTCCTCACGTCTACCGGCGCAACCGCGTAACCAAACCTACGAAAGGACTGAGCACCTTGCCTCGTCGAGTGCCAGATTCTTCTACACCCGCGCCCGAACTCGCTCCGGGCGTCCCCGAGTTGCAGGCCCGCCAAATCGCGATCGTCGGCTACACCGTGTCGCGCAACGACGCGCCGTGGGGTGATCCGGGCTGGGAAATGTGGCCGGTCAACAACCTGCACCTGTACCTGAAGCCGGAACAGAAGCCGACTCGCTGGTTCGACTTGCACAGCAAGGCGACGATCGAATCGGATGCGCCACACGTCGAATGGTTGAAGACGACCGACGTGCCGGTGTACCTGTGGGATTCGGCGATGCAAGACGAGTACGGGTCTGCGCAGGCGTTCCCGATCGGTGACATCGAAGAGTATTTCGACGGGCTGTTCGGCGGCCAGTATTTCACCAACTCGATCTCGTATCTGATCGCGTACGCGATCTACTGCTTGAAGACGACCGGTGACGGCACAGGCGTGATTGGCCTGTGGGGCATCGACATGGCACAAGGCACCGAGTATTCGGCGCAGCGCCCGTCGTGCGAATACTGGTTGGGCATCGCGGAAGGTGCCGGCCTCACTGTTCACATCGCGGAACGTGCCGACCTGTTGAAGGCGATGGGGCAGTACGGCCGCGACGAATCACTCAACCATTTCATGGTGAAGATGCGGGCCCGCACCGAAGAGCTCGAGGGTCGCCTTGAAGGTGTGAATGGCGAGATCAGCACGATGTTGTCGGAACTGGAAATGAAACGTTACGAGCAGCATCAGCTTGTCGGTGCGCTCGAGTCGCAACGGTACGTCGAAGGCGTGTGGGGTTTGCCTGGCGATGTCCGTAAGGGCAAGGACGATCCGTCGGTGACGGAAAAGGATTCAACATGAGCAACGAAGCGGCTAACTCCCCGGCTCGCCGGGTGACGAAGTGGACGAAGGGCGTCGCGCTGTTCTCCGCGATCAACACCGCATCGACGTCGAACACGTACGGGCTGGGCGCGCCGTACGCGAACTTCGGCCTGATGGCCTACCGGGCATCGACCGGCACGTCGGGTGGTTCGACGAAGGTGTCGTACCGGCTCGAGGGCAACATTGACGGGACGACGACGTTCGTGACGATCGGCGCGGCGACCCGTGCGATTACGACGGCGACGAAGACGTTGGCGGCGCTCGCTTCGACGCAGGGCCCGATCACGCATGTGCGTGCCCGCATCAACTCGTTTACGACGGCGACGAACGCGAACCCCGACAAGGTGAAGTTCACGCTGAAGATCGTCCCGTACACCTGATCCGATGACCGACAAGAAGGTCACTGACCTCACCGCCCTCGCCGGGGCGTCGGTCGCGTCGGGGGATGAAGTCCCGATCGTTGACGTGTCGGACACGACGATGGATTCGGCGGGTACGACGAAGTACGTCACGGCGTCCGGGTTGGCGACCGCCGTCGGGACGTTGCTGTCCCTCGCTTCGACGTATCAGCCGCTCGAATCGAACGTGAACACCAACGCGACGACAGGCGCGACCGAAACGCTCGACACGTCTCTGTACGCGGTGCATGACATGACGATGGATCAGAACTGCACGTTTACGTTCTCGAATCCGGCACCGTCAGGGAAAAACACTACGTTCATGTTGATCTTGCGGGGGGCGTTCACGCCGACGTTCCCGGCCTCAGTCGATTGGCCTGATGCGGCAGCGCCGACGTACAGCACTCCAACGACGTACATCTTCACGACGGTTGACGCGGGCACGACATGGCTCGGTCAAAGCGTCGGGAAGGCGTTCGGCTGATGCCGGCTCCTGCACTGCTCAACATGTTCGCCGCGCATACTGCGACAGGCGGTTCATGGGCTCCCGATTCCATCTCCGGCCTCATCGGCTGGTACGACTCCACCGTTGGGGTTACCTCGTCGGGCGGGGATGTGTCAGCCTGGGCCGACCAGTCGGGAAACGCCCGTGACCTCGCATGGAACAGTAGCTACGACCACCCCACGACGGGCAACACGCTCAACGGCGATGCGGTTGTGTCGTTCGACGGCAACGCGACGATGACCGCATCGTTCGGTGGAATCAGTCAACCGCTCACGATCCTGGCGTTGTACGTTCCTACGGTGAACCAGCCGTGCCGCCTGTTCGACAGCAGTGGGCGCGTCCTGTTCAACCCGACCAGCAACGTCGGAAGTTCCAACAACTTCGGTTATTACGCGGGCAGTTCGGGCATCGACGGTTCCGCCATCACCACGACGGCTGCCGTCGTTCAGACGGTCATCTATGACGGTTCATCAAGCGCCCTGCGCGTCAACGGTGCATCGAACGCGACGGGTAACCCTGGAACCAACGGAATGTACGACCTCTACATGGGCGGTTTTCCGTCAGGCGACAGCCGTGGGTTTTTCGTGGGCGACGCTCGGGCGTGGTTCGCCTACGACTCGGTGCTCTCGGGCACCGACCTCACGAACGCCGAGGACTATCTGAACGCCCTAGGTGGAGGCATCTACTGATGTACGCACTCGTCCAGAGCAACGCGACCCAGTCGGTTGGTCGGCTCCCCGCCTCCGCTCGCAGGCTCGACACCCAAGAATGGGTGATGGGCCTCGAAACTGCAGGAGCGACGTTGCAACAGGCGTGCGGTTACTTCCCCGTGACCGACGTGCCTCGCCCTGCGGATACGGCGACTGACACGTTCGACCGTTCCGTCCAACTCGTGAACGGCACCCCGACTGTCGTGTGGACCCGACGGCCCATGACTGCGCAAGAGCTCGCGAACGTCACCGCCACGGCGAACCGGGCGACGATCCAGCAGCAGGCAACGACGGCGCTCGACACGAACCGCACCTTCCTCGCCATCGCATCCCCAACCAACGCGCAGACCCTCGCTCAAGTGAAAGCCCTCACTCGTCAGAACCAGGGCATCATCCGCCTGCTCCTGAACCAGCTTGACGGCACGAACTGATGGCGTCGTATCTCCTGCTCCAAGACGGCGGGAAGCTCCTGCTCCAAGACGGCGGCGGCATCCTCCTGTCCACCGCCACCGACGTTCTCGTCGGCGACCCGGGCCGCATGACCCTCACGCAACTCGCCCCGGCGATGACCGTCACCCGTGCGGGGCTCGGCACCGCAACCCTCAGCCGAGGCGGCGGCAGCATGACAATCACGAGGACGACCTGATGCCGACCAACACCACCGCCTATTCGATCGGTGACGCGGTACGGCTCGGCGTCGTCGTCAAATCGACCGCCGGCACCCCGACGAACACGGCCGTGACGCTCATCATCAACACGCCGTCCACGAAATACAAGTACGGGCCGATCTCCTCGACCGCGTCGACCGTCATCGACAACACGACGACCGGCACTTGGCGACACACGTTCATCACCGCGACCGCAGGCCGCCACACTTACGAGTGGCGTTCGACCGGTGCGGTGACCGTCACGACCGGCGGCGCGTTCGCTGTCCGTCCCAACCTTGCGAGCAGCTAATGGCGATCGTTGGCGGCACTTGGACGTACTCGGGGAACCCGGCTGCAAGCACGTTGGATCAGGTGCGGTTCCTGATCGGCGACACGGACACGTCCGACCAGCTCATTTCCGACGAAGAAATCTTGTGGTCGATCGGCGCGAACGGTTCGATCTACGCGGCGGCGATGCAATGCTGCTCGGCGATCATCGCCTCAGGCCGACTGACCGACAAGAAGGTCGGCGACCTCGAGATTTTCGCTTCGCAACGCGTCGGCCAGTATCAGCAGTTGATGGCCGACCTGAAACGGAACCTTGCGATCGGTGCCGTCCCCTACGCGGGTGGCATTTCGATCGGCGACAAGCAGGCCGTCGCGAACAATGCGGACCGGGTCGAACCGTTCGCCCGGGTCGGCATGCACGACAACCCGTCGAACCGGACGACGACCGCGAGCACCAGCACATGAGTTTCGAGGCCGAGTTCCTGAGCCTCATGCCTTCGACGGTGACCGTCTACCCGTTGGCGTCACGCAACGCCGACGGGCATACGACGTTCGGAACGACCGGCGTACGCATCCGGGCCCGCGTCGTCTACACGCCGCACACCGTCCGGCTGCCCGACGGGCGCATCGGTGCCGCCGAAGGTATCGCCTGGCTCGCCTCGACGTCGCCGCTGTCGATCCAGTCGAAGTACGTCCTGCCTGACGGTTCGTCGCCGGTGGTGTACGCGGTAGAGAACATCCCCGACGAAGACGGCCAGCACCATTCCAAAGTGTTCTTCGGTTCACAGATGGCGAAGATGCGATGACCGTCCGATTCGAAGGCGTCGCGAACTTGGAGCGGATCTACGCGGAACTCGGCGTCAAAGCCGAAGCCGCGGTGGCATCCGCCTTGTTCCAAGAAGCCGAAGTGGTGATGAAGGTATCGAAGTCGCTGGTGCCCGTCGACACGGGTGTCCTGCGCGGCTCAGGTCACGTCAGCCTGCCCGGAAGGACCGCTGGCGGCTGGTCGGTCACGTTCGGGTATGGGGGTGCCGCCCAGAAATACGCGGGCATTCAGCACGACCGGGACGACTATCAGCACCGGGTCGGCCAAGCCCACTATCTGTCCGAGCCGGTCGAAGCTGCCGCCCCGATGCTCGAAGCCGCCCTCATTGCACGCCTCAAGGGGATCATGTGAGCGCCGATATCGAAGTCCGCTGCGAACTGGTTGCCCCGTCCGGGCATCGGTGCGGCAAACTGCTGTTGAAAATCGGGGCGGAGAACACCGGGCCGATCGAACCGTTCTGTACCCGTTGCAAATGTGCAACGTTGCGGATGAGTTCGGAGGTTGATCGTCGTGGCGTTCGGTGACGACCTCGTCGCGTATCTCGACAGCAACTCGACGGCACTGACCGCCGGAACGACACTGTTCAAGAACGCGATCGTCGAAACGACCGGACGAGCAGTGTTCGTCGTAGAAGTGCGCGGCCAGGGCCCCCAACAGAAGTTCGGCGGCCTGCCCGCCTACACGCAACCGTCCGCCGATGTGATCGTCCGTTCGACCATCGCGGCCGGCGGCCCCGGCATCGCCGCATCGACCGCGACTCGCAGCCTCGCCCAGAACGTGTGGGGCATCTTGAACGTGCCGGTCAACACGAACGTCAACAGCATCTACTACGAGCGGATCAGTCCGCAGACCGACCCGTACTACTTGGGTCACGACGATCAGGGACGCGCGCTGTTCGGCTTCACGGTCGATGCGATGCGCGCACCGAGCACCAGCTAGGGAGACTGCATGTACCGGGTGATTGTGGGCGGAAACTTCGGCCCAGACAATCGACGAGTCGAGATCGGCGACATTCTTACCGACCTGTCGGCACGTACGGCGAAAAGCCTGATCGGCATTGGAATGATCGAGCCCGTTGAGGCCAGCACCGAGGCTGGTCCCGATGGCCCCGACCTTCCGTAGCGGCAAGGGAGCCAGGCTCCTGTTCAACAATGCGGACCTGTCCGGCATCCTCCAAGACGTGTCGGTGACCGGCTCCGCGAAAGCGTTGGACGTCACCGCCTTCCAGAACAACGACATGGCATACATCCCGGGCGTGCGCGACGGCACCGTCAAGTATTCGGGGCTATTCGACGGCACCGCTCTGTCGACCGCGTCAACTGCGACGACCGGGGCGCTCGACGCCCGGTTCAACTCTGCGCTCGCCGCCAGCACCCAGCCGATCGTCACCTACGGCCCGGCCGGCGACACCATCGGCCGACGTGCCCGCATGTGGAAGCAGGAGACGGTCAACTACACGGCACAGTCGCCCGCGAACGATGTCGTCAAGATTTCGGCCGACGGGCAGTTGTCGGGCCGTCAGTATGCGGGCGTCTGGCTGTTGAACTCGACGCCGCGCACTTCGACGAGCTCCACGTTCGCTTCGGTGAACTCGGGTGTCGCTGCCGGTACGACGTCGGGTGGTGTCGCCCATTTCCACATGACGGCCGACAGCACGATCACGACGTTCCGGGTGAAGATCCAACATTCTTCGGGTGCGACCGCCTGGACGGACCTCATCTCGTTCTCGAGTTCGACGGGTACGACTTCGCTCCTGTCGGTGCAACGTTCAACGGTGTCGGGCACGGTGAAGCGGTATGTGCGGGCGATCATCCCGACGTTCACGGGCGGGTCCGGCAAGTCTGCGACGGTCGCGGTGGCGTTTGCTCGTGGCGGCAACATCAAGACCTGATCCCGCCAATGTAAGCGTCGTATGCTGATGTCATACTTAAGGCATGGCAACCGACATGGAACGCGCATACTTGGCAGGAATCATCGACGGCGAAGGCTGCATTAGCCTCAACCGGCGAGAAGTTCCGCATCCCGCCCGATGGTCTGGGCGTGGACGCAAGCCGACGACGTGGGCCAGATTTGAGGGGCGACTGCATGTCGCCAATACAGACATGCGCCTACTCGATTGGCTCAACGATCGCTGGCCCGCCCGGTTCAGCGTCAACCACCCGCCTTCGCCGAACCAGGCGGCGGGTATGCGATGCAAACCATGTCACACCATCTACTGGAACAGTCGACACGCCGAGGAGCCTTTGCGTGCCGCACTTCCCTTCCTGGTTCTAAAGCGCGAGCAGGCCGAAATCCTGCTCGCATTCATTGCCACCCTCGGCAACCGCGGAACGCCGTTGAGCGTCGACACGTACTTGAAGCGCGAAGCAATGAGCGCCAGGGTGCGCGACCTCAACAAAAAAGGAGTTCCAAATGGCCCCGTCTTTCAGGAGCGGTAAGGGAGCCTACTTCTCGATCACGAGTGCGACTGGTGGCACCGTCAACCTGTCGTCTGGCCTGTCCGACGCGTCGATCAACCGTGTCGCGAAGGCACTCGACGTCACCCACTTCGGCAACAACGACGCCGCCTACATCGCCGGTCTGCGCGACGCGACGATCAAGTTGTCAGGCATTTTCGCGTCGACGTATGAAGAGAAGCTGTTTCCGCTGCTCGGCTCCACCGCTGGTGGTGCGTGGGTGTACGGCCCCGAGTCGACGTCGAACACGCGCCGTAAGTATTCGGGCGCGTCGGTGGTCACCAACGTGACGATCGGCAGCCCCGTCGGCGACAAGGTGTCTATGTCGATTGATCTCCAGTGCAGTGGGACGATCACGGCGACCACTTTCTGACGCTTTGTACCCTTTAAGCAACTGAGGAGTATCTGTGAGTACCTTGCGAGAAGCGATCCTGAACGCCGACGACCTCGAGTCGCGCACGGTCGAAGTGCCCGAGTGGAACAACCTTGTTGTCGAACTGCGGTCACCTTCGGTTGAGCGTCGCGGCGAGATGATGACCGAATACATGAAGGACGGGGCTATCGACTTCGTTCGCCTGTACCCGGCGTTGATCGTCGCGACGGCGTTCGACCCGGAGACGGGCGAGCCTGTCTTCACGAACGGCGACATCGAACTGTTGACGAAGAAGTCGGCGAAGGCGATGGAACGCCTCGGAGCGATCGCGTCGGAACTGTCCGGCATGACGAACGTGCAGGAGCGGGTGGACGAGGGAAAAGACTCCTCCTCGCCGATCCTGTCCGCCGTTACGAGTTCCAGTTAGCTGAACGTCTCGGCATGACAGTGAAGGACTTGCGTGGCCGGATGACGGTCGACGAGTTCTTCTTGTGGTGGTCGCACGATTCGTTGAGTGCCGACGAACGCGAGTTCGCACAGATGGAAGCAGAGGCCCGCCGTTGAGGCCCCGCAAGGTTGGGGTTCTGCATGTCGACGGTCGGCGAAATCGTTGCGAAGTTCACAGCGAACACCGCCGACTTCGATCGGGGGATTGCTGGCGTTCAGGCGAAAACCGCGGAGCTCGGCGCGTCTACGCAGACGATGGCGAAGGTGGGTGCCGCTGCGTGGACGGCGCTGGGCGTCGCCGCTGTCGGGTTCGGCGTCATCGCGGTCAAGCAGGCCCAAGAGCAAGAGGTTGCGACCGCACGGTTGAAGCAGGCGGTCAACAACGTCGGCCAGTCGTATTCGGATTACGCCGATCAGATTACGAAGGCCGAGAACGCTGGCGTCAAGCTCGGTTTCGCTGACGACGAAATCACGACCGGGCTCGCGAAGATGGTCCCGGTCACGAAGGACGTCCATCGGGCCATCACGGATATGGGCCTCGCGGAGGACATTGCCCGCGGTCGCCACATCGAACTGTCTGCCGCGACCGATCTCCTCGCGAAGGTCGAGACGGGCCACGTCGCACTCCTCGGTCGTATCGGTATCAACACGAAGGACGCGACGGGCGCGACGATCTCGCAAGAGGAAGCGATCCGTCGTCTGACCGACATGTACGGCGGGCAGGCTGCCGCGTACACGCAGACGTTCGCCGGCCGCATCGAAGTGCTGAAAGCACAGTTCGGGCAACTGGCCGAGAAGGTCGGTTTCGTTCTTATCCCGATCCTCGAGAATCTGATGACGGGGATCTCGGACACCATCGGGTTCTTCGAGAGGAACCGGGCGGCGGCATATGCGCTCGCGGTGATTATCGGCGGTCCGCTCGTCTCCGCGATGGTCACGTTCGCGGCGGTGAAGATCGGCGCGGTTGCCGAGTCGATGGCGACATCGTTCGTGACGTTGCGGGCCGCGATCGGTTCGACGCTCGAGTCGATGGGGCTGCTCGGCGAAGGGGCCGGGGCTGCCGCCTTGGGCCTCGGCATGTTGGCCGGTGGGCTCGCCCTCGCCCTCGCCGCCGGGTACGGCCTGCATCTCCTGTTCGGTAGCGACGTCCCCGAAGGGTTCAAGAAGGGCGCAGACCAAGCCAAGCAGTTCGGCGACGTTCTGCAAAGCATGGTGTCGAAGGCCGACAACTCGCACCAGGCGATGGGCCTTCTGCGCGACAAGTTGAAGGAGCTCGAGCAGGGCCAGCGCGACATCGAAGCTTCGACGAAGGCCGACGGCGGCGGGTTCGACGAAGCAGCGCAGAAAGCCGTGTTCTACAAGGACGCGATCAACCTGACGAAGGGCAAGATCGCTGAGCTGAAGGCGGAACAGCAGGCGAAGCAGGCGGTCGACGCGCAGACCGCAGCGGACGTGCAAGCCGTTGCGGATCACACGACGAACCTTGCGAACGCGACGGACGCTGCGAAGCGGGCCATTCAGGATTACCAGTCGGTGGTGCTCGCGACGTCGAATACGGAACTTGGCCGCCAGCAAGCAGTCCTGAACGTGACGAAGGCGCAGAACGATTACAACGCTGCGGTCGAACAGTACGGCCCGACTTCGGCGGAGGCGCAGGCCGCGTCGTTGAACTTGCAGCAGGCGCAGTTGCAGGTTGTCAGTTCGTCGCTGGCGGCCACTGACGCGACGGACGCGTTCAACGCGGCGACGAGCAAAAACCCGGCGTTGATCCAAGCGACGATCGCGAAGCTGCAAGAAGAAATCCAGAAGCACGGCGACGCTACGGGGGCGGTGCAGGCGTACATCGACAAGCTGAAGAACATGCAGTTCACGATCGACGGGCTGCACGGTACGCACATCGTCGTCACCGCAGACACGTACGCGGCAGTGCAAGGCATCTTGTCGGTGGTCAACGCGGTGGACAGCATCGTTCGCAACGTCGTCGTTGACGTCACGCAAGTGTTCCACAAGAAGGATGCCGCTCATGGCGGTGTCGCTGCCGCGCACGGCATCGTCGCGATGGCGCGCGGCGGTTGGGTTACTTCCGGGCCGCAGTTCGCGTTGATCGGCGAGGACGGCCCCGAAGCGGTCCTGCCGTTCACGAAGTTCGACGACATGGTCGCGACGATCGCGAACACCGGACAGGCCCCCAAGATCGCACGAGCCGCGAATCAGGCGGCAGGCGGAGGCGGCGGCCAACACTTCCACGGCCCCATCAACATCACCGTCGTATCGCCCGACCCGGCGGCGGCCGGTGCCGCAGTACGCAGCGCACTGTTCTTGAAGGGGCGGTCCTAGATGGGTGACTACAACCGCCAGTCGCCAACCTTGCTCGGTTCCGAATGGCGGCCCCAAACGTCACGCAACATTGTGCTGTCCGCATTGAACCGTGGTGTCGCACAACGGTTCGTGCCCGGCAACGTCACCGCCGCATCGTGGGACGCCTACCTGTCGACGATCACCGGTTCGCCCGGCCTCGCCATCGAAATCGTGTCGACGCTCACCCCGACCCTCGACACGCCAGTCGACCGGTTCCCCGGCACGAACACGGGCGCAACGAAATCTGATTGGGTCGATGAGGCTTCTGGAACGTCCGACTACACGGACGTCGACCAGAAAACGTTCGACGGCACCCACTATCTGCAACCGAACACGGCAGCCGAATCGGACCTCATGTTTCGGGCGGCGAGCTCCATCACGTCCGGCAAGCGTGTCGTGTCCATCACCCAGAATCTGCTTGCCCGCTGGCCAGGCGTCGCAGCCGGTGGCGTCAACGGGTTCTTCTACTCGTCGGGCGGCGGGACCGCATACCCGGGCATCAAAGGCCAAGTGAACCTCGGCGGCGTCAACTATCCGACGGGCCTGGTGGTTGCTGCGCCGTCGTCACAGTTCGCCACCTACTCGTCGCCTGCGATGTGGTTGAACCCTTCGACGAACAAGCCGTGGACGCTCACCGACGCGAACACGTTGTGTAACGGCACCGACGAGTTCGGCATCAACCGGGCGTCGTCGATCTACACGAGCGAAGTGAACGTGACGGGCCTCTGGTTGACGGTCCAAACATGCGCCGAGAACCGGGTGGCCTGCTACTACACGCGGACCGGTCAGACGCTCGGCTGGCAGAAGTACGCGCTGATCCACCCGGACACGGGCGGCACCATCTCGGCGTTCTCGGCGAACACCTACTACTGGCTGGTCATGTACCTGCTCAACACCGAAGGCGGGGCGTCGCTCACCCTTCCGGCGTTGAAGGACACGAACCTGATCTTGACGACCGCCGCGTCAGGATCGACCGGCGACCACCGCCAGTCGTACAACGTCGTCTTGTCGTCCGGTGTCGTCACCGATTCGGAAGCGAACCCGGGCGAACACATCCCCGGCATGCTGGTCACGTCTGCGCCGGCCGTGTCGAACGAATCGACGCCGTACATCGCGTTGACGCCCCTCGAAGTGTCGACCGGGCCTTCACAGCAGGTGACCGCCACATCGGGCACCACCTATGGCGGTGTGCGCCTGAACGTCGGGTGGGAATCGACGAACCTGCGGTCGGGGACCGCGGCACCTGACGCGCCGCTTCTCATCGAGATCCGTAAAGGTGCAGGCGCGGAAACGGGCACCGGCACCTTGTCGGCAACGGCGACCGTCAACCCGGACAAGCTTCTCTCGGGTGGCTTCCAAGACATTCAGGTGCCGTTCGACGCGGCGTTCGTGTCGACGAGCTCGCAGTATTACGTGTTCTTCCGTTCGGCTGCTTCGACGGACCGTTCGTGGGTTGTCGGCCAGTTGGATACCCGTTCCGACAACGTGACGACAGTGACCGCCGCCGAAGTGCAAGGACAGTCGGTGGGCGGCACAACCGACTCGTATGTCGACACGTCCGGCACTGCCGACGACCGGTACGACATTCCGGTGTTGCTCATCCCGTCGGTGAGCGCGCCCGCCAGCCCGACCGCGACCGTACTGGCGGCATCGTGACTAACCTTCTGACCCCGCCGGGGGTGCAACTCGCTTGGACTGCGACGTCACTGACGACCAGTTTCGGCGGCTACAACATTTATCGCCGCCCCGCACGCACCCCTTACTTCCCGTGGCAGCTCGTCGGGCAGATCACTGTTCCGACCGGCTACACGGCAACGACGGTCGAGGCGCAACACATCACGTGGCGTGACTACGAAGCCGGCTGGATGTTGTCGACCGGGCAGTGGCGTGACGGCTGGCAGTGGGCGGTCACCGGCCTGAACGCGACGACGGGTGTCGAATCGCCGGTCGGAACTGTGGTCACCGCGTCGCCGTTGCCTGCGGACACGTTCTGGTTGACGTCGAACGCTGCGCCCTGGTTGAACATGCCGATCCAGAACGCCACGGCGTTCGGCGGGTCCGACTCCGACAACTACGTCTATGCGAATCAGGTCGCGGGCCGTGACCTTGCGGTGACCCGCACCCGGTTCGAGACGCCGTACCGCTCCGCAGACCTCGAGTTCATCGACACGTCGCGCACCGGGCAGGACACGATGCGTCACTATCGGGCGGCGCAAGCGATGGGCCAGGCGATGGCGTTGCACACCTTGAAAGGTGAACGCATCATCGGCACGTTGCGCCCGCTCGGCTTGTCGTACGACGTGCAGTCGACCATCAACGCGAAGGGCGGCATGGTCGAGACGGTCCGCGAATCGACCGGCTATGTGATCGCCGATTACAACCGGCCCGCGGGGCTCGTCCTCGACGGCTCGTCGCAATATGTGACCGTCGCCGACAACTCGCTGCTGAACCCGTCGTCGTCAGGGTTCACGGTGATTTGCGCGGCCGCGTTCGCCGGGGCCGGGTCCACCAAGTACGCGGTTGGCAAAGGCAACGCCGGCACCGGGCGGGGCTACTGGATTCGGACGACCGGCTCGGCAAACCAACTGTCGTTCTTCGTCGATGGTGCTTCGACAACCGCGGCGACGACCGAAACGTCCTCGACGTGGTTCGACGGCAACGTGCATGTGGCGGTCGCGACCACGTCCGGCACCGCACAAGCCTTGTACCGGGATGGCAACACGACTGCCGTAGCGACCGGATCGACGACGCATGGGGCGGTCACCAACTCGATCGCGTTCGCGGCGGGCGGCAACAACGCCGGGGCGTCCGGTCTGATGGCTGCCGCCCCGATTCAATCGTGGGCCGTCTACCTCCGGGTGTTGACCGCCGCAGAGATCCAAGCGGCTTCCTACTACCTGCTCGGCTACCCGGGCTACCGGATGCCGTACGGGCCGTCGCTGTTCCACGATCTGCGCGACCAGCGTTGCTGGGATGGGATTCGCACGTCGGTCCTCGACTTCTCGGGGAACGGCCTGACCGGCACCGTGACCGGTTCGCCCCCCACTCGGGGCATCCCGTGGCGGCTCGAGCTCATCGACCGGTTCGGCTGATGCGTCTCATCACCCAGGGCAACACGGGCAGGTACACGGTCGCGCAACTCGAAGCTGCTGTCGTGTCACCCGCCGCGCGTATCGGCCCGCGGTTTGAAGTGTTCGACCTCACGTCGTCCGATCCGATCGGCGAACTGTCGATGGTGTCCGGCGCGTCGATCGACATGGATGCGAGCCGGGCCATCAGCCGCGGCCTGCATTTGACGTTCCCTGAAGCGGACCCGTTGTTGCCGTGGGATACGACCGTCCCGTTCACCCGGCTCATCAAGCCGTGGTTCCGGTTGGGGATGCCTGACGGCGGGATCGTCGAATGGCCCCAAGGCGTGTACGTGTGGCAGCCGCCGACCCGCAACATCGTGTCGGTTGACCCGTACGGGCTCGAGGAGCCGGTCGCGACGTGGGATGTGACCCTCGGCGACCAGGCCGCGTTCCTGCTGTACGGGGGCCCGGGGCCGCGCGGGTGGAACATCCCGCCGAACACGAACATCAGTGGGGCGATCGCCGAAACGTTGACACGCGGTATGCCGTTCGCCCCGGACCTGTCCGGCATCGAGACGGGCACCGCCGTGACGGCCGGGCCGCTCACTTGGATGTTGCTCGGGCACGCGAACCCGACGGTCGGTTCGTCGATGCCGGGTGCGCCTGCCACATCGTGGATGACGATTCTGCAACGCCTTCACGACGGGTCGGGCGCTGCGCCACCGTGGTTCGACGACGACGGCAAATACGTCGCGCGGCCGATGCCGGTTTACAACCTGTTCGCCGCCGACCCGGACATCACGTTCACGTGTGACCGGAAGCATCTCGTCGAAGTGCCGATCAATCAGGTGCCTGACGTCGCGAGAGTCGGCAACCGGGTGTACGTGCAGGCCAACAACGCGAACGCGAACGCCTTGCAAGGTGTCGCCGTGGCGGATGCGAACGACTGGCTGCCCAACCACCCGTACGCGCAGAAGAACTGTGGCATCTATGTGGATGTGACCGACACGGAAGGGGTTGCCGGCGAGTACGGCAGCCTCCAAGCCCGCGCGGTCGCGACGTTGTTTCAGCGGATGGGGATAGTGAACCAACTGTCGATCTCCACACAGTTCCGCCCGGGCCTCGAACCGTGGGACATCGTCGGTCTGATCGTCCCCGCTGACCCGGTGTACGGGTCGCTGCGCCGGTTGATGGCCACGAAGTGGACGACGGACTTGTTCACGGGCGTCATGCAGCACCAGCCCGCTTCGATTTCTGGCGGTTGATCTGTGACCACTCCGTCTTTCACTTACCCCCTAAAGGGGGTCGTCAACGACGTCGATCCGGTCAACCGGTTTGTGCGCGGGACGACGACACCGTTCCCCGACGCGCCGGGCGGCGTGTTCCAAGCGAACTACTACGAAGGTTCCCCGCAGATCGGCGACATCGTCGCGATCGAACAAATGTCGGACGGTTCGTGGATCGTCGTTGCCGGCACGACGTCAATGGGTGGCGTGTTCGGTGTCGGTGGAGACGGCAATCTGACGTTCACGCAGAACACGGCTGCTGCGGCGGCTCGCACGACCTCAGCGGATGGTGCGTGCGCCTCGGAATCAACGGCGGTCAGTTCGGCGTCGGGCGCGTTCACTTCTGCCGACATCGGCTCGGTCATCACGTCGACGTCGTTCTCGGTCGGTCGGCGGATCGTGTCGATCACCGACAGCACCCATGTCGTCGTCGATCATCCGCTGTGGAAGGGCAGCGCGATGGCGTCGGAGGCGTTGACGATCACGCCGCCGATCCCGTTCACGAAGTCGGGATCAGGGTCGACGACGACGTTCACCTTGCAACGCAACCTGTATTGCTCGTCGCTGACCTTGTCGAACGAGGCGGGCGCGTTCCTCATCAACACGAACGGCTTCGGGATCTTCTGCAACGACCTGCTGTATGTCGGTAGCGGGATCATCGTCCACAACGACGGCGGAGCAGCTTCGGGTCGCACCGCCGGCACGGGTGCCGCCGCGAAAGTCTACGGCGGTGGTGGTGCGGGCGGGGCCGGGTTCAACAACTCGGGCGGTACGGCGGGTGCCGGTACAACCGCATCGAACGTCACGGGGTCCATCGCGACAGTGAGCTCGGTTGCGGTCGTCTCCGGCGGCGGCGGTGGTGGGGGAACGACCGGCGGGCCCACCAAGTCGCAGTTCTCGCCGCCGTCCACGATCATCAACGCGTTTACGAACGGCTGGCCGGGCAGCATCCCCCAGGCGATCACGCTGCTGCTCGCCGCGTCCACCACACGGTTCCAAGGTGGGTCGGGCGGTTCCGGTGGCGGCTGTGTCATCGGTAGCGTCTCGACGCGCAGCACCGGCGGCGGTGGTGGCGGCGGTGGTGGCGTCGTGATGATCGCCGCTCGCCAAATCCAGAACTACGGGACGATCCGCAGCAACGGCGGCGCGGGTGGCGTGGGCGCGATCACCGTCGCGTCCGGCCTCGGAGACGCTTCCGGCGGTGGTGGCGGTGGTGGCGGTGGTGCGGTCGTTCTCATCTACGGCGCAGCCGGGTCGAACCTCGGAGCCGTCTACGCCCTCGGTGGTGCAGCGGGCGGTGGCTCGTCCGGTGGCGCGACGGGCGGTGTCGGCATCACGCAGTACGTCGACACCATCGACTACTCGGAAGGCTTCCCGCGTCGCATCCGCCAGCTTGTCACTGTCCCCGGCGGCGGTGCGGGTGGTGCTGCCGCGGGCGTGAATGGCGGCTCGGGAGTCGCCGGGCAGAACGGACAGTCGGGCCTCGTGTGGGCCATCCCCCTCTAAGGAGCACTGGTGAAACTGATGCGCGCAATCTTCTCTGCGATCGTGACGACCATCAAGACGCATCGGGCTCCCCGCAAGTATGCGGAACCGATCCGCATGGTCGCCAACAAGGTGATCGGCTTGACCGCGCTGCTGACCGCTGCGCTTGCTGTCGTGCAGTCGAACGTGTCGATGGTGCCCGCCCAGTATCGGGATCGGGTCACCGCCGTGATCGTCGCCGCTGGCGGTGTTCTCGCCGTGGTGACGAAGGTCGCTGCTGAGGTGATGCGGTCCAAGGTGTTCTCCCCGGCGACGCACGACCAGGCGGTTATCACCGCCCGGCGGAAGCCTGACGTGCAGCTCGCTCCGCAGGAGCCGATGCCCGCATGATCTTCGGGTATGACCTTTCCCGTTACGACAGTCTCGAGGATGTCAAACCGTCGTTCGTGATCCTCAACGTCGAAGATCCCGGCTTCGGCGAGAAGGCGCACCGTGCCGTCGACCTCGGCATCGCGTGGGGCGTGTACCTGTGGATCTACCCGGGTGCCCGTCCGGCCGTGTCGTGGATGCATGACCGGACGCTCGGGCTCGGCCTCGGTGAACCGCCTGTCGGCTATTGGGCCGACTACGAAGAGGCCGGCGTCACAGCGGATCAACTTGTCGACTGGTTCGCCCAATGCGACGCCCTGCCAATCAAGGCCGGGTACTACTCGGGTCCGACGATTGTCGACCACGGCCCGTTCCTGACGCGCGCATGGTGGTGTGCCGCCTACCCGTGGGGTGACGACCGTTACCCGGGTGTCGACGCACTGTGGGCGAGCTCACGGCCCCGCCCGATGCAGTTGTGGCAGTTCACCAGCACGTTCGGGACGCTCGATCAGGATTCTGTCGAAGACGAACCTTGGTGGGCTACTTGGGTTGGCGCATCGCCTGCGCCCACCGCGCCCGAAACTCGTACCACTACGGAGGACGTAATGCTTTACATCGCTACGAGTGACGGCGCTCGAGGCCGCGTCAAGAACGGCGACATCGTGTTCACTGACAACCTGTCGGTGAC